ACTCTGCACACGTTAACTCAACTAAATTGAATGTTAATGGAACAGGTGCAAAATATCGTATGGTGTTTGCCACTGACAACTTGAAATTGATTCCAGGTTCTTATGACATTACTATTTCTTCTAAAGGTATTGGTCATTTCAAGAACGCAACAGTAAATGTTGAATACTGGATCACAACTGAAACTGGTTCTAAGTACGAAGGATAATTATGACTGCTGTGACTACACTTTATGGTTCTTTTGATGAGAACCAACTCAAATCTATTCGTGATGCACTCTCTGAAATTTCAAATGAAATGACAGTTATCGATTCACACAAAGAAGCTATCAAGGATGTTATCGATGCACTCTATGATAACTTTAAAATTCCAAAAAAGGTTCTGAATCGTCTTGCTAAGACTCACCACAAACAATCTTTCCAAGAAGAAGTGACTGAAGATTCTGAGTTTGAAGCACTCTATATCGGAATGACTGAAACGAAATGAGTGAAGCAAACTCAACCATATACATATCCGGGTCGGCGTCTGCAAATTCTTGGACATACACAAACCTTCACGTGAATGATCCATATAGTTTCGCCATAGTGCCAAAATATTCTGGTTGTTATCAAATTGGTGGAAATTATGGGTTGAGTATTTCTATTGTGAAAAAACCAAACTGGTTTCATCGTAAAATGATGGCACTATGTTTCGGTTGGGAGTGGCGTGATGGCTCTCCCCTTTAATTATTATATTATGGAGTATGTGAATGGAAAGCAATCAAATGCTATGGGTGGAAAAGTATCGTCCTCACAAAATTGAGGACTGTATTCTTCCAGAATCTATTAAATCAACCTTTCAGGAATATGTTAACAGAAAAGAAATCCCAAATTTGCTACTTACTGGATCCGCAGGGGTCGGTAAAACTACAATTGCAAAAGCCTTATGTGAAGAAGTCGGATGCGACTACATCGTCATTAACGGCTCGGAAGAAACCGGTGTTGACAACATCCGTGTTAAAGTCAAAAATTATGCATCATCAATGAGTCTCTCTGGTGGCCGCAAGGTCATCATTATCGATGAGGCTGATTATCTATCTCCAAACGCACAAGCCGCACTCCGTGGTTCTATCGAAGAAACTGCCGTAAATTGTTCATTCATTTTTACCTGTAATTTTAAGAACAGGATTATGGATGCAATTCATTCACGGTGTTCTGTGATTGAATTCAAATTACAGAATGGTCAGAAAGCCAAGATGGCCTCACAATTCTTCAAACGTGTGGAATGGTTGCTTACTGAAGAAGGTGTTACATATGATAAGTCGGTAGTTGCCGCTGTTATCACAAAACACTTTCCCGATAATCGCCGTATTCTGAATGAACTTCAAAGATATTCTTCAAATGAAGATAAGACTATCGATAAAGGTATTCTTGCAGTTGTTTCGGATGTAAACATCACAGAATTGGTCAAAGCACTGAAAGCTAAAGATTTTACTACCGCACGTAAATGGGTGACTAACAATCTTGATTCCGATACTGCTACAATTCTGCGTAAAATTTATGATAACATGTATGAGTTTCTCAAGCCAGAAAGCATACCTCCTGCTGTCCTGGTGCTCTCCAAGTATCAATATCAAGCCGCTTTCGTTGCAGACCAAGAGATTAACTTGGTTGCATGTTTGACTGAGTTTATGATTGAGTGTGAGTTTAAGTGAAATGGCTGACCTCTTTAAAGATATTATTCCAAGCATCTTACAGACAAAGAAAGATGTACTTGAGACTGAAAAGGACTATGTACCGTTTGTCATAAATCGTGCCCTTTCATATCATATGGACTGCATACTATATGCTAACCAGATGAATATGAACCATGGACTCCCCCAAAAACTTCAATACCAATATCTTCTAAATACCGTTAGGCCTATTAAACGCAAGTTTGAAAAGTGGCAAAAAGCCACGGCCATAAGGGACATAGAGTGTGTGAAGGAGTATTTTGGTTATTCTAATGAAAAAGCCAAAGAAGCCCTACGTATTCTTTCAGATGAACAAATCGCTTTGATAAAAGAAAAACTAGAAAAAGGCGGAGTGAATAAACGATGATTAAAATAGAAGATATGGTAGAGGTGACACTTGACCAGAAAGATGATTTTTTGAAGGTTAGAGAAACTCTTACCAGAATTGGTGTTGCATCAAAAAAAGAAAAAATACTCTATCAGTCTTGTCACATACTACACAAGCAAGGTAAATATTATATTACCCATTTTAAAGAACTTTTTGCTTTAGATGGTAAACCAACAGATATTACTGAGAATGATATTGCACGTAGAAATACTGTGGCTAATTTATTGGAAGATTGGGAACTTATTAAGATTGTTACAAAAGAACAAACTACAGAACCAACAGTATCTCTTTCACAAGTAAAAATTATTTCACATAAAGAAAAAGCAGATTGGGAATTGGTACCAAAATATAATATTGGTAAAAAACCTCAAGTCTTGGATAAATAAAAGGATCTCATCGGGATGGGAACCAGCAGTCCGAGGTTAGGCTGGCTAATAATTCCTCGGGCCAATTTAGCCCACCTTAGGGCCGTTTGATGTCAACGGTAAAAAGGCGTCCGAGCAATTGAACTGTCTCTCGTTAGTAGGCGCTGGATAAAGTAACCAGCAGATATGCCTTCGGGGTATCACTTTTAATCAACTCGCTTTTAGGAGAAAACTATGACACATCTATCATTGCCATACGGCAAATCTTTGCTACCTTCAACTGTCGGCTTCGACCGACTACTTAGTACTTTTGAAGAATTCGATAACATTCTTGGACAAGGTACTAAAATTCAAACTTATCCACCTTACAACATTATCAAAGAAGATAATGAAAACTACACGATTGAAATTGCCGTCTCCGGCTTCAAACGTGATGAGATTGAAATTACTTCAGAGGGTGGAAAACTACACGTAAATGGTGCTATCAAAACTGCCAGAACATCGGACAAATACCTACACCGTGGAATTGGTACAAGGGATTTTTCCCACAAATTTGTACTCTCTGATACGGTCGTTGTTAAAGATGCCAATATTGTTGATGGATTACTGGTTATCAATCTGGAAAATATTATTCCGGAAGAAAAGAAACCACGTAAGATTGAGATTGGTAGCAGGAAAACAACAGACCTGTTGCCATAATATGTGAACTCTGTTAGAATCCTTGTAAATAACTCGGATTCTAACATGGAACTTCTTTTAACCCCCACAAGTATTTTTGCCATTGGTGCTTTTTTAGGAGCACTGTTTGGACGCCTGCCAACTTTTACCGTGCTGGCTATTTGTTTTTTGTTTATGTTGATTAAACCATGAAACCTGTAACTGAAAAATATATTAAAATGCGTAATCGCCTCTCTCCAACAGAGGTGTATTATACCTTTTCGCATTGGGATTTGAAACAGATTGATGGTGTCGATTTTATTCCTGTGACTAAATTTCCACCAACACAAACTCTGACACAACAACTCCATTACATGCGAAAAGACTCTTTGGAAAAAGTTAAAGGCTAATATGAAATTTGCTCTTGCGTCAGATATTCACCTTGAGTTTGGTGGAATTGAACTTAACAATACCGAAGGTGCTGACGTATTGGTGCTGTCCGGTGATATTTGTGTTGCTAAACATTTAGTTTCTCCTGAATCTATACGTAATAGTAAAGATTGGATGAAATTCTTTGAACAATGTTCCAAAGAATTCAAGAATGTTATTTACATTATGGGTAATCACGAACATTATCATGGTGACATTTCCAAATCTTATGACCAACTACGTGGGGCATTGGCTCACTTACCAAATATTCATGTTATGGAAAAAGAATTTGTTTCTTTTAATAATGTAACATTCATATGTGGCACTCTTTGGACTGATATGAACAAAGAAGACCCACATACTTTGTATAGTATCAAAGGCTACATGAATGATTACCGCATCATTGAAGATTCGGATGCTTCTACTCATTATCGTGATGCTGATGGTAATTATCATACACGTACAGGTAAGTTTAGTCCTGAACGATCTGTTACTGAACACAAAGCAATGTTGAAATTGATTGATGATGTTTGTGCAGGATTACCTAATGAAAAAATCGTTGTTGTTGGTCATCATGCTCCATCTAAGTTATCGACTAAGCCTAAGTATCAGAACGATACGATGATGAATGGTGCATATAGTTCGGATTTATCCGAATTTATTTTGGATCGTCCAATGATTAAAGTGTGGACTCATGGTCACACACACGACAAGTTTGATTATATGATTGGCTCAACTCGTATTGTATGTAATCCACGTGGTTACGTAGATTATGAAGATTGTGCTGATAATTTTGAATTGCAGTATATTGAAGTTTAAAAATCTGGCGGTAGTTCAATGGATAGAACAGTAGCCTTCTAAGCTATCAATCCAGGTTCGATTCCTGGTCGCCGGACCAAATATTATGAAACAAAAATTTATTGATGCTTATATGAAAACGGCTGAGGTGTTCGCAGAACTATCCTCGGCACGTAGACTTCACGTTGGTGCTATTGTTGTAAAAGATGATCGCATCATTTCTATTGGATACAACGGAATGCCATCCGGTTGGGATAATAATTGTGAATATGAAGAAATTTATGATTATAAACTAAATGATGAAATTTATCAATTAAAAACTAAACCTGAGGTATTACATGCTGAAACAAATGCAATTGCTAAATTGGCAAAATCAACTGAATCTGGAAACGGTGCTACACTTTTTATCACTCATGCCCCTTGCTTGGATTGTGCAAAATTGGTATACCAGTCCGGTATCAATTCCGTTTTTTATCGGAACAGTTATCGTTCTGATGACGGCTTACATTTCTTACAGAAAGCTGGAGTTCAAGTAACTCAAGTTTAATTTCACATTATGAAATCTTTGAGCACCTAAATACCAGTAGTCACTGGAGCCAAAATGCAGGTCAATATCATTAATTGTCCAGATAAAGATTTCAAACCTTTTGTGAAAAGGGCTGTGGAATTCTATGCTCAAAATCTTATACCATCCAAGAGACTCAGAGACAACATACACCTCACTATCAAATTCAATCAGAAATTAAAAGTTTGGGCTTTCGCTTCAATAGAAGAATATAATGCTTCAAACAAAGCAAGAGAGTTTATGATTGAAATTCATCCGTGGCTTGGTGCCGCAGAGATATTCAAAACACTTGCACATGAGATGGTTCACATCAAACAGTTTGCTTATGGTGAAACGAATGAAACTCTTTCAAAGTGGAAAGGCATTACAGTTGATTCTGATGCAATAGATTATTACCATCATCCATGGGAACTCGAAGCATATAGTTTAGAAACTGGTCTATGGGCAAAGTTTGCTGTGAAAGAAGAATTATGGGATGTGTTTGAGGGTATTTCTAATCCCGATGCACCAATTGTGAAAGAAGATATAAAATGGAAATATGTGAATGACGAAGACAGCACTATTACTAACAGGTAATCCACGGTTCTCAATAGACTTTGATTCTCAGTTACAAAATTTAACTAAATCAGCAATTGATTTATACATTGTATTTTGGCGAAGACCTTTCGGTTGGGACCCAAAAATCTCGGAGAATTGGTGTGATCTAAAATCTGCCGGTCAAGTTAGAGATAAACTACAAGCACATCTACCACCTTGGTACAAAATCAAATTCATTGAGGTACTTGATCCTTCCGCAATCGAAGAAGCACCAAGAGAATACGAAGCATACAACAGTACACCAACAAATGTTTGGCAACAATACAAATGCCTTCAGTACTGTGACAAGTGGCGTAGAGAACTTGATGATTATGATTTAGTGATTCGTTCTCGTACAGACTTTGGTTTATCAGAACCTATTGATTTGAAGTTGGCACACAGATGTTTATTGGAATCACCAGGTACAATATACATACCCAACAATCAGCGTTATGGTTATGAACCAAACTTCAACGACCAATTTGCCATTGGATTACCAGTCGCAATGTCCATCTATGCAGATGCAGTAGATTATTTTGACCAGATGTATCATCAAGGTGTTAAATACAATCCCGAATACTTGGTGCAAACACATCTTGCAAGCCATGGTATTACATGGCCACCAACTTCATTTGAAATTGTCCGTGATCCAGCACATTGGGTTCCAATTGAACACGGTAAGTGGCAAAATATTTAAAATTATTTTTCGAAAAATGGTTGCCAACACATAAAAAGTCCTATATAATAACACTATGATTAAAACAATTTTAACCCTCTCCAAAACTTGCTTGACAGCCGAGTATCGCACACCGTTTATTGGTAGCGATAATCAGTCATGGGCGCACGTAGGGGGTAGTGGAACCGAGTGACCGTAAAAAAGTAAACTAAAGTTTCACAACCCTCACAACGAAAGTTCTGAGGGTTTTTTGTTGTTTATTCGCAACACACGTATTGACAAAAGCCATCGAGCATGTATAATACGAATCTTGTTCTTTAAAAAATTAAGTGTAATTTGTTCCCGAATTGTGTAGTGGTAGCACAGCAGACTTTGACTCTGTTAGTATAAGTTCGATTCTTATTTCGGGTGCCATATAGAAACATTCTAAACTGAACGCAGGTTCCATGAAGCAAGACCTCGGGGTCATGTCCGAGAAGGTGTGGAGAACAAGAGTGTTTCTATATGGCAAATAAATATAATCTATGATAGTACAAAGCATAAGCACCTCTTGGGATATGGTTTACGACCAATATCGCAAAACAGAGTATAGGACTCTAATTGATCCTGTGACCAACAAAAATGTCACAGAGATTGTGTATTACCTTTACGACAAACAAGGTCAAATCACACCTGATGCTAAAGGGCAAAACGTAGATATACAAACATAGGAAACGTGGCAGAGTCCGGTTTATTGCAACAGTCTTGAAAACTGTCGGATGTTAACACGTCCCGTGAGTTCGAATCTCACCGTTTCCACCAAAAATCGGAGAGTGGGCAGGACGGTAATGCAGTTGATTGCTAATCAATAGACTTTAGAAATAAGGTCACAGGGTTCGACTCCCTGATTCTCCACCATGTTGGTGTGACCCGAAAGGCTAGGGGTCGGATTGCAAATCCGTTTTATGCAGGTTCGAGTCCTGTCACCAACTCCAAAACATGTTGTTTATTTACAACACACTGGTTGACAAACTAGCCAGTTCATGTATAATACACACTTGTTCTTTAAAAAGTTAAGTGTAATTAAATGCTCGGTTCGTCTATCGGTTAGGACAGTGCCCTTTCACGGCATAAAGAGGAGTTCGATTCTCCTACCGAGTACCATATTAAAACATACTACAGGTTGGGTTAGAAGTGCAGTCTAACTATTTGGGTGTCATGGACTAGATAATAACTAGCACCGACACTAAGATACGCAGTATGTTTTAATATGGTAATGCGTGGGTGTAACTCAGAGGCAGAGTAACTGGCTTTTAACCAGTAAGTCGAGATTTCGAAATTCTCCACCCATACCAAATGAATTTGCCCCGATGACGGAATTGGTATACGTGTTGGTCTTAGAAGCCAAATTTTGCGAGTTCGAGTCTCGCTTGGGGCACCAATTTTTAGGTCTGTAAGTGTTCATGGACGCACGTTGGCTTGTCACGCCAAAAGAAGGGGATCGTTACCCCTATAGACCGCCAGTTTTGCCGAGGTAACTCAGAGGCAGAGTACCGTCTTGATAAGGCGGGAGTCGAGATTTCGAAATTCTCCCTCGGTACCAAATCCCGTTACTACTTTCGATAAAGTAGCGTTTGATTAGCGATAGAGATCCGGTGGCAGAAAACCGTTAGCGAGGAGTTGATCTTCTCAGGCTCTGATAGGCAGAATCTCAACTGCACACAGACTTTGAATAAAAGAGATGGACAGAGTAACTGCTCAATTAAGGGCTGGCTTGGAACCCAGTAGCTTATCCTAATTTTGGAGATGCCGCCGTAATGGTATGGCAGGAGACTGTAAATCTTCCGACTTCGGTCACAATAGGTTCGATCCCTATCATCTCCACCAACATATATAATTTTATGCCGACTTAGCACAGTGGTAGTGCAATCGCCTTGTAAGCGATAGGTCATCAGTTCGAATCCGATAGTCGGCACCAGTTTTGCGGGGTTAGTTTAATGGTAAAACTACAGATTTCCAATCTGTTGTTGAGAGTTCGATTCTCTCACTCCGCTCCAGTTTTATGCGGTCGTTTCAAACAATAATAGGGTCCACCTGTTATCTACGTTGGAATCGTAGTGACCGCTCCAATTTTCTCGGTGTAGTTTAATGGCAGAATTCGTGGTTTGGGACCATGAGACGGAAGTTCGATTCTTCCTACCGAGACCAAGTTTGTTCCCTAGTAGCACAGCGGTAGTTGCACTTGACTGTTAATCAAGGTGTCCGTGGTTCGATCCCACGCTGGGGAGCCAAAGAAACCCGCCGGAGTAACGTCTGGCTACTGTGACCCACAGGAAGTGAAGTGAGTTCGTAACTCACGGGTGGTAGTCTTTAAACCGAAAGGCCGCTGGCAGTGCGAGAACGGTCCTTGTCGGGGAGCGGGTGGAAGGTACGTGTGATGGGTATGATAGCGTCATATCTTGATGTACTATAATTACCGCCGGAGGATGCAGAGCAATGGGGGATTAGTGATAATGGGAGCACATGTGCTTTGCAAGCATGAAGTGGGAGTTCGATCCTCCCATCCTCCACCAGAATTTCGGTGCTATGACGTAGATGGATGCGTAACGGTTTCATAAGCCGATGAGGAAGGCTCGGTACCTTCTAGCACCACCAATTCGGTCCTTAGTAAAATGAATATTACACAAGGCTACGAACCTTGAAGTGGGAGTTTGATTCTCTCAGGACCGGCCAATTTTTAAGGAGTTAAATATGAGTGATGGTGGTAAAGGTTCTTCTCCACGACCATTCAGTATTGCAAATGACGAATACTCAAAACGTTGGGATGCAATATTTGGTCGTGACCTGAAAGAAGATAAAATTATGGAAATGCCTGGAACAATTGGCTCAGCCAAACTTGTTTTTCAGTCAGATTCAGAAGTTGATAAGATTGAACGTAATAATGTGGAAACACAAGAAGTAAAAAAAATATCTCAGTAGTGTAATGGCAGCATACCGGTCTCCAAAACCGTTGGTGAGGGTTCGAGTCCTTCCTGGGGTGCCAAAATAAGGAATTGATATGAAGAATTTCGACATCCAAAAAGTAAAAGACTTTATTATGAACCAAGGACCAGATACAAAAGTATATCTTGGTGCCGACTCTGAACGTATCCGTGTGAACGGTGTTTGGTATGCAGATTACGCTTTGGCTGTTGTAGTTCACATCGATGGTCGTCATGGTTGTAAAATCTTCGGATTCGTTGACCGTGAACTTGATTACGACCACAAGAAAAGTAAACCTGCTATGCGTCTGATGACAGAAGTATATAAGGTTTCAGAATTGTTCCAAGAAATGCAAGATGTATTAGAAGACCGTCATGTTGAAGTTCACTTAGACCTTAATAAGTCTGGCGAACACGGATCATCTTGTGTTGTTCAACAAGCAATTGGCTACATAAAAGGTACATGTAACATGACGCCTATGGTTAAGCCAGATGCGCCAGCCGCTTCTTTCTGTGCAGACCGTTTAAAACGGATTCTAGCAGAGCAAGAACTGGTTGATTTATAATAGTTCCGGATTTGTTTACTCCGAGGATGACACGGCGGTTTTGTTGAGATTTAGTTCTCATCAACTCAGGGAGCCTAACGTAAACAATATGCGGGTATGATGTAAAGGTAGCCTGTGACCTTGCCAAGGTTAGTGTGAGAGTTCGATTCTCTCTACCCGCTCCAGTTTTTTATGCAGGTGTTAG